GATACAGCACCAATAGCATTACCGATGTTGGTTTCATGGTCACAGTTTACTGTTTGACCAAGCAACATCTTCATAGAAGCCTTTAGTACTCCATTTTGACCGAAGTCTGTAGGATTCCAATTTTTCGATACGATTGTTTCCGAAAGTAATCGGAACATAGGTTCGATAAACTCTTCATCCTTTGGAGTTAATTCCGATTTATCCAGGTTAGGGTAATAGGTATTATAATCTATATCCCCTCCCCAAAATCCAAATTGAGCAATGGTGTCCGGTGTAGGATTCTTCCATTTGTAATAATTCTCGGAGAAAGTCTGGGCTCCCACTGCTTCTGGGATATACCCAGCCATAATGGTATGGCCTTGACCTATCACCATAGAATCAAGATGCTCTTTGTTTTTCTTTGTGAATTTACTCATCTTGCTTTAGTATTTTGGTCTCCTCGAGAAGGAGCCGGGTTATTCTTATCTCTTGACCTACGAGCAGATTGGTTTTTATCATCTTGCCTTTGTTTCTTCTTAGTTCCTTCTTGGGGGTCTATATTACCTCCCTTAGCAAATTGGTCCTCAAGTGAAACTCTTGGTTCTTTCTCATCAGGAGAATCATAACCCATTGCCCAAGCATATTGCTCTTGACTAATGATACCAGCCTTATACAATAAGTCAAGGTTCTGTATCTTATACTGAAGACCTTGTTGGATTTTAACTTCATCAGAAACTGTAGAAGTTCCCCAATCAATCTTCATCCCCTTATTATTAAAGCCTGCCAGACGCAGTTCTAGAGAATAAAGTCGGTCTAATACATAAGCTACAAGCATTTGGATATTTTTTAACTGGCTAATCATCTTAGACAGCATTATACCAGTTGCACCTTCACCAGTAGTAGATGATACCCCAATGATAGAGCCATTAACTCCCAACCCATTTGCTACAGATTGTTGGTTCATATTCCAAGGCTTCTCGATATTACCGAGCTCCTTAGTAGTAGAATTTAGTTTGAATTCATGGTCATCTATGTAACCAGCAACTACCCCATCCTTCATACCCTCTTTAACATTACGTTTAAGGATATTAAGTTCATGGTATAATCGGGATTCATAAGCTTTTATACTCTCATTTGGTCTTTGTGGAGATTTCTGCATCTTAGCTTCTAAGAAACCAACCATACCACAAATCTCCATGATATGTTTGAAGTTAATCTTCATATCATTTTGTCCTTTGAGAGAATCTAATGCAGGCATAAATGGAGGAACTCCATAAGGTTCATCGGTATCATTGAACATACCAACATAGAAGTAGGTTTCTGGGTTAAGCTTAATGTAATCTTGTTGCTTAACAAAGAAATTTATATTCTTTTGGTAAGGAGCATACACCCCATTTAATTCACGTTTAAACTTGATGTGTTCTGGCTTAAGGAATAATACAGTAGCCAAACCATCAAGCTTATCATTTGGTACTCCTTCTACGGATATTGCCCCACTTACAAGAAGTTGAACAATCATTTTATTAACTAAACCATCTATACCAGCAGTATATCTGGTCCATCCCTTGGTGGCTTTCTTAAGATGTTCTCTCATCTTTGAAGCCTCTTCATCGGTATTATTAGGGAAAGTTACTGTATGACTGGTGTTAGCTAACTTAAACATATCTTGCAATGCAATGCCCATATCAGGATTTACCTTATATAAATCCCGAATTAAAGGTATCACATCAACACGAAAAGAGGGTTCAACTAATTTAGTCAACCCTTGTAATGATGTAATTAAGTTATCGCTATCATCGTCAACTGAAACCCTACCAGGCGAAATCGATGTGGCAGGCTTTTCCTCTTTATTAGAGGATGTACCATTCTTGGGAGGGTCCTTCTTACGTCCCCAACTCCAACTAAAATTGAAGTACTTTTTCATCTTGGTTGTACGATTACGTTAGTTTTTCCTTTCCTTATGTGATTACATATTGCTTTTCCAAAGATATCATCATCGGCATATACATCTCCTTCAAGGTCTACATCTACAGCTGAATTGTTAGCCCTATGTTTACCCATTGCAACAGGTCTACCTAAACCATCATAAATGAAGGTATAAGCTTCTTGTACAAAGAATGGGTCCTTAATGATTACGTGATCTAATCGAATATCTTCTTCCAAGTTTTCTATTATCACTGAACGATTCTTTTGGGTGGTTAACCAACCAGGGGATTTATCCATTTCAGGTCTACTTTTACCTTTTTTCTTCAGCATCTTCTGGTAGTAGTAAAGGTTAGGGTAGCCTTCGTCTTGAAGCTTAGAAGTTACTGATAAACCAACGTCATTGGATTCTGGAGCTATTACTGCCCAGTTAAACAACTTCCCAGTATCACCAAGTAACTTAGCATAAGCTCCCACTGCCATTCTTCCCTTATATACTACTTGTTCTTCTCCTAGCTTATCCATACAAGTAAATGAAGAGTAGTCAGAAGCTCTACCAGTTGAAACGTCTGCACCAATGAAATATTCTTTATCTGATTCGGGTTCACAGAATTGTCGGTATTGACCATTAAATCTCTTCTTAATAACTGGGTAATCACTAAGGCAGTCTTCGATAGCTTTAATATCTGCTAAGTCGAAGACTGTATTACCAGATGATAAGAAGTCACCATCAATTTCTTGTGCAGTTCGTTTTGCTCCCAAAGCAGAAGACATTTGGTTATACCAATTGATATCTCGTTCTGGGTGCATTTGCCAGTATAATCGAATTGGGTTAAAAGGATTACCTCCTGCAATGGCATCTACCCAAGTTGAGTGATAGAAATTACCAACTCCATAGGGAGTGGAATTGACGATGGCAGCTCCACCAGTGGAAAGAGTAGGGAATGCAGCAGCCCAAATTTGAGCAGCCCATCTTACTACTGCTGCCTCGTCAATTACCAGAAGAGAAAGGGATTCCGAACGACCGGCTTCGGATGATGTCGGAATAGATTCGATAAATGACCCATTATCAAATTCTATCATGGAAGCAGAACCGTATTCTCCAGCTCTACCATTGATTATGGGAGTTTGAAGGTACCATGGAAGATTCTTGTACATGAACTTAATCTTCTTAAGCACCTTCTTAGCAGTTGTGTCTTTGATAGAGATAATGTTTATCTTTTTGTTGGGATGGTACATCGCCAACCAAAGACAGTACATTGAAATAAGTTCTGTAATTCCTGCCTGACGGAATTTGAGAATGATATTGAATCGTTGGGCAATGAAATTGTAGAGAACTGATTTCTGAAATGGGTATAAATCAAATCTTACCTTTCCTCTTACTGGATGTATCACATAGCAAAAAAGGCTAAAAAAGAAAACATCACTAGAAACTCGGGATAAGTTTGATAGCTCTTCTCGAGTTAAAGTAGTTCTAGTTTCTGAGATAGTCTTTGCCATTACTTAAAAGTTATACGTTATTTGAAATTCGATGTCAGTACCTATACCAGATTTTATCTTCGGATAGTAAAAGGTATTGACTCCGAGTTTGTAATTAAATCTCTTAGTCTTGATTGAAAGACCAGCTCCCATATCGAAGAGATTATTGAAAGGTCTGTATTTGCCATAGACGTATGGGCTAAGTGATAACCTTGCAACTTTCTTTCGAGTTAATTGACCTTCATACCAGTTGTAGTTGTACTTATCTAAGTCGATTGGGAATAGTCTAGTTGAATAAGTGTTAGTCTCCTTATTGAACAGACTTAAGTTCAACTTATCTTTCTTCAAAACAATTTGAACCAGGGAATCTTGGTTACTGATAACTGGCTGCCTTAGCATGGAATCAGGAAAGAGAGTTGGCTGCTTATTATCATGAACTAAGATTTTACCTGGTTCAACTTTTTCTGAGTACTTCTTCTCTGGTTTGAAGGGTTTCTCTGTGTATACTGTATCTGGGATTTCATTGACCGCTAGTTCCAGGGAATCAACCTCTCGAGAAAGTTTGTAATTCCTGAAGCAAAGGTAAATAGTAAATCCTAGAAGTACAATGAACAAGGCCTTCTTTAAATTCTTCATGTTCAAAAATTTTAGGAAGTTCGCACGCTTTAATGATACTATCTATTCGGTAATCGCTTAGCGATTACCTTTATCGAACGAAGTGAGATAATATCCAAATATACTACTTACGATATGATATATGAATAGCTATATATACGCAGATAAATATATAGATATATATACGTAGTATATTATATATCTATATATTTCAAGGCACCCCAGAAACTTATATATAAGACTTTATATATAAAGCTGAAACTCAAGGTTCTTTGGTATTTGCCTTTTTGAGGCATTTTTTGAACCAAATCCCTACCTCATAAACCGAACCTTTGGCAATTGTGTACCTTGCCTTGTTAAGCCAATAATGGTAATCCTTAAAATCACCTTCGAAGGTATTACTATTTTTGTGAAGGTAAACTTTGAATTTATCAGGGAATCCCATAATTGCCTTGAAGTCTTCGATTCCCAATGGGTAGCCATCTGGTCTAAATTGCCTATCTGCAGGTCTTAGAGTTAAAGGTGGTTTATCATACTCCAATCGATATACTCCTGGAAGAGTACTCATCTTTGCAGTTTTGATAGGCCACTTCTTTTCATCCTTGAAATCTCTAACCCAGAGTCTATGTATCTTTGCTACTGTAAGATTCTTCTTCTCAGGGAGCTTTCGATAGTCATACATTGCCAGAGTTTTACTCATGAACGGAATCGGGTTAGTATTATTTTCCTGAGAGAATGTGAGTGGTTTAAGTAGATTTCTAGTAGTTGTTGGAGTTTTTACTTGGAATATTTCATCAAAAGCATTCAAGTATTTCTTACCAGTCTTTTTATGTACTCCAATGATGAGTAATCGCTTCCTTGACTCCTGTGAGTTTCCGTAATCTAAAACTGACCTTTCGTGAAAAATTAATTTATAGTCTTTGAATGTTTCCTCAAAGAAATCCTTGGGAAGCAGTGTTAGCAGTCTTGGTAGATTTTCTATAAGAAATATCTTAGGTTTATACTTGAGTATTGATGCAATTACTAGATTAAGACTACGGTTATCTTTTGGATTGCCTAATTCTTTTACTTTAGATAACCTCATTACTGAGGCTGCTCCACAATCAGGGCTTGATATAATTATGTCTACTTTCTCATCAAATTCTTGTAAACAAAAGCCCTTATAGAACGGTATATCTCCAAAATTTAATTTCCATTGTTCTTCGCCTGGAGTGTGGAATACTCCCCTTATCTCTATGTTCCCTAACAAATTCTTCTTAAAAGGGAACAGGAGTGCACCCTGTCCAGCGCACACTCCCAATACCCTTAGTTTCTTCATTTCTTGTAGCTTCTCAATTTAATGTATTTAATCCAAGCAAATGGCTTACGGTCTTCCAAATAACTCAGATTCTTATCATTATTGTGAGCTTCCTCTTCGAAACTTACATCATGATATCTTTCATTCTGTTTATTCCACTTGGCAAAGCACATGATGATTATATATTCGATAACATACCAAAGGTAGAAGAATCCAAAAGTCAGAGCCACTACCCACCAAAAGGACATACCAAATGATAACCAGAGTATGATACCGAGTACTAAACCCACTATACTACACTCAATCTGCTGTATCTGATGAATACACTCATGATTGATATCATCAGGTTTACACTCTTCTACTTTGTGTTTGAAGAATGAGTTATACACCAGAGTAATTGCTTTGTAACTGGGGAAAAGAAATACTTTTGCTACCCAGCTGTTAAAATGACATCTTTTCATAATTTATCTTTGAAGTTTTCGTAAGCATTTCTTAGTTTTTGGTCGTAGGCATTCTGGGCATACCCGGGACCATTGTATTTTCTGGCAAAGCCAGCCCAGTCCTTTTCTTTGAGATTACTCAAACAACCAGAGTTTTTCATGAAATAATACATGAGTTCTAGTTGATTTGCATGAGATTCCGACATCTTATGAACGAATTCGAAGACATCTTTACATTCACAGAGGTTGTGATTGAACCCACAAATCTGGAACATTCCCCAACTTGCGGACTTCAATGCACATTCTTCATCAATTTCTTTGGCTAATTCGAGTCTTTTGTACTCATGAACACCTCCCAAGTACTTCGATTTATCCCATTTAGGGAAGAAAATCGTAGAATATCTCTTACAAAGGTAAGCTAAATCTCTGTCTGGGAATTTCTTATGTACTTCTTTGTACATAATGTGACCCTCAAAGAGAATTTGAGGCCTACCGTCAGCTAAAAACCCATCTCTACCTGCTGCTTCTACCAATTGAACAGCCTTCAATATAGCAGGTTCTAGACCTAAGCGAATAGCAAGGTCTTTAATCATTTCATTTGTTAGTTTATCCATAACTTATCAGTTTTAATGGTTCAATTTTAGTAACGAAAGTATTGCTTATAACCCATTTTTAGGATGTTTCGAGGTTCTATTATCATATATAACTTATAAAATAATGCAATATGGGCAAGAAAAATGAATGCCAGATATGTGGCAAACCAATTAATTTAGAGGAATTCGATGAAACTAGAGAGATTCCCCAACTTATGGCAAGAAAACAAATCTGTTTTCAATGTGCTTTTTGGTCTAATCGATTAGCTTATGATAAAGAACTTGAAAAAGAGGGTAAAATTGCCGTAATTACTCCCGATTATTCCCATTGGATAACTAGAATACCGGGAAGTATTTTAATGGTACCTTCTGCTTTTGGGGGAATTTACCAAACTAAACTCCAACCAGTCAACACTCTTGGTGTTATAGATGAAGATAAAGAGAAACTTTTCATCATCCGTTATAATAACATCACTCACCAGGGCACTATACCGGAGCATCTAAGAGATGCTTTTAAAGTAAACGGAATATTTCTATCTCCACAGGAATACAAAATGCTAGAGGATTACCGGGGCAATGCCTATGAATTTATAAAAAATAAAATAGATAATGCAATAAATAAAGAATAATTTCGTATATTTGCATAAAGAAAATTTCTAAATAAAATAGATATGAAAAAAGAAAAGAAAGAAGCTAAAAAGCTCAAAGAAGGTGATGAAGTTATCTTCGTATTATCAGGAAGACCCATCACAGAGAAAGTAACAGTAGAATCCATCGATAAGAAAGGTGGATTTGCAATGCTCAGTAACCGGGTAAAAGTTGCAAGAACTCTCGGTCCTGATAATACATATCCAAGATTGGATGGGCAAAAAGGAGATGTTCTTCCTCTCACAGAAGAACATGAGAAAGCCTACCTTGCATATAAGGCTTATTTCTCGATTAAGAGAAACATAGAGTTCCTTGACAAGGAAATGAAAAGTATGAAAGATACCGATGCTTTTGATATGATGATTGATTTCGATAAGAAGCTTACCAAGATTATTAACAAATACCTCAAAGAACAATGACTACAGTATTAGCAATAATTTATTTGGTATGCTTACCGTTCACTGTATTTTTTGTAAGGGCTTGCTTGGATTATTTACCCTATACTCACAAAATACACTCTCTCGTTTTATTCATCTCGGTATGGATAGTATTACCTCTATTTCCGATTTATCTATTAATCAGATACATAAAATACAAATTACTATGAGATACTTTTTTGACAGAGATGGTAATTATGCTGGGACATCAATGCAAGGGTGGGAGATTCTTCTCCTACTCTTGTTCCCAGTTGCTCTAATAATCTTCCTCGTATTCTTACCTTTCTATGTATTTCATAAATACAGTTCTAGAGAAGAGGATAAAAAATACGAGGAAGAACATCCAGAAATACTAAAAGTAGATTCTTATATTACCTGCTGGTATCCCTGGCATAGATATTCTGTTGCATATACACTGGCTCTTATATTCTGGGTAATTGCTTTTATAATTGGGATATTATCTTAATCTCAATATAAGTCTTAGGTTGGAGCTCCCCAATAAAAATTCAAATCTAATGGATATTTTTTAGTGGGGTTAAACCTACTGGAGAGTATAAGAGTACCACTACTAACAGAGGGAGTTGAAATTTTTGTAAGAGTATAGGAACCCAATCCAGTTGTTTTTGTTGTAAAGTATGAATTACTTGGTAAATCGTAGTTAGGGCTAAAAGCATTACCATTCTTATCAAGGCAGGACCAAGACAGCATGTTGAAATTTCCCGGGTATATATTAGATATGTAGACATTAATCATATGTCTATTTTGATTTACTATCCAATTCTTATTTCGGGTACCCTCAGCCATAGATCCACCTTCGCCACTAATATTGGTAGTAGTAGCAAAAAAAACACTTGTGTCTGCTCCATTGATGGTTATAGGATTAAAACGTATTTCCCAATATTCTTTTTCTTCAGGAGTAGTAAGGTGTAGATTTATCTTATTGCCAGATTCGTTTTGAGTAAGTACACAAGTTCCAGAAGTACCGTCATTTTGTGCAGTAATCTGAATACTATTGTTACTCTTGTCTTCCTCCAGAATATAATTCGAGTTATTGATGCTAGCAGTATATCCAACCCCAATAACTCCGGACGATTTGCCATTTACATATTTAGTTTTCTGGGATTGGATAGTCCATCTCTCAGAGTTTCCATCTCTTATTTCTGCATATACATCTTGGGTGGATCTCTCCACTGATCTAAAGTTTATTATTTCCATATTCTTTTAAGTTTGGTTTATAGAAAGAACTTTGATATCGCCAATACCAAAGGGATAAGTGAAGGGTAGGTATTTGTGGGATATTTGGTCTCTGGCTTCTTTGTGTGTTATGTGGGCATGTGTGGTGTAGGATATCTGGGCATGCCCTTATCACGAAGAGTGATTTTTGTGGGGTACTAAAATATGTAATTTGCCTTCAAGGTACCCCTTAATGCGAAAGCTTCGAAAGTTGTGGTACTAAAATCTGGTTAGAGAGTTCTGGCAGAGTCTTATAGCGAGGAGTAGAATTTTGGTGGTACTAAAAACGGACTACGGTTCCGTTAAATTTAACATTTAAAAATAAAAAGTAAGGGACAAACATTTTTATTTGTCCCTTTGCTTTCTTAATTATCTAATAAATGATTATTTAAATTTTCTTCAAATCGTTCATCTAAACAATAACATAAGTATAGTAAAAAAGTTTTAAAAGAAAATTTTTTATAAATTGCATATTCAATTTCATTTAAATAGTCTATGCTTATTTGGTCAAGCAATAGAAATTGCTCTACATTAATTAATTGAAAAGTTTGTACGTCAATAATAGTAGATATTATTCTATGATTTGGTTTTAAAAGAATATAAACTACATATAAAGCACTAACAAAAACAGCTAATAAGATAACAATCAAAATTAATAACATAATAATTTTATTTTTATGATAAGGAGTAAAATTTTACTCCTTATCTGATTTTGTTTTACTTCATTGATTTTTTCACGATTTCGAGACCTTTTATTAATATCTCTTTCTTTTCTTCTTTTGTGTTTTCGCTTGCAATCGAAGAAAAAGAAAAATCATTTAAAACATAGACTTGTTTATAAAAGTCTATAAAGCCCTCAATTAATTTTTTATCTGCATTTGTTGCAATCGTAGAAAGAAAATTAAAAGTAACATTTCTAAACTTTTTTCGCAAAGATTTGATTTGCTTTTCGTTTGCACCCTCAAAAAGTTCTTTTTTGTAAATTTCTGTTTTTGTCCCCAAAGATGTTTTAAAAAGTCCAGCATTTTTTTCTTTTACGCTTTTCAATACGTCTAAAGCAATCAAACTATTTGCTTTTGCGTTTGCACTTGCTTTTTCTACATTCACGTTATTAATTTGCTTTTTCATAATTAAATTGCTTGAAAGTTTTATTATTAATTATTTTTATTACCTTTTCAAATAGACCCTCAAGACTTTTTAAACTATTCTAATAAGGTAGTATTTGTTTCATTTCTATATTGCAAATATAAGAACTATTTTTTAATCTACAAAATTTTTAGAAGATTATTTTCTTAAAAAGTTTTAATTAAAAATTCATTCAAATATCGCTTTGTTTTTCTCACATTGCAAAGATACGGACTTTATTTTAATCTACAAACATTTTCAAGAAAAATTTTTGAGAAAATGAATAATTTTATTTTCAAAATTATTTTTGTGAAAAATTCATAAAATAGAAAATATTGTGCACTTAATATTTGCACTTAATTTTGGGGGTTCACAAGGGCAATCTTCACACGCCTTGTAGTGGGCATATATGATATGTATATGGAATAATCCCATATGGCTTATGCCTGTCCTCTTGAGAGTGTATTATATACCTGTATATTGAAGGCCATTAATCGACTAAGGTGATAAAGAATTAAGGCCGATTAGCTATATCCCTATTATTGCCCTCTATAAACCTATTAGGTCCTAATTCTATAAGGCTATATAGGGACTATGGTAAGCCTATAGAGATTAGGATAGCCTATAGGGGCTTACTAAGTTAGCGTAAGTAAAAACCCAGGTACCTAAGTTAGGCCTGGGTTAATTGGTTAGTATCCGCAAAATTCTCGTTCAAGGTATATATTGAGATCCTTGAAAAGTTTGATACCGGGTATAGGACCATCATTTTTGTCCCAAATCTCAAATTCGATAAATTGGGTCTCATAGCCTTCTATATCTGAAATAGAGAGAAGATAGTTCTGGCTTGGGTCAAATTCTTCAAGGAAAACCTCGATAGTAGCCTTAATCCTAATAGGTTGAGTATTAGTAATGCCTTGTACGATTTGTGTTAATCGGTTTGATAATTCTTCTGTGTTCATAGGTAATGGGTTTTAAGTGATTATTATCTTATTTTCTTACTGCAAATATAAGAACAATATTTTAATTATGCAATAACCCTAATTGCCTTCGTAGGTTATTAAGGGCCTTGAATTATATTTGCCTTAGTCCTTGAGGCCATGAATGGAGATTGCCATTTACCTTCCCTACCTATAACTAATATTATATAATACCTAATGGCTCTCGGTAATTTAGGGGTACCTAATCACAAAATTGTCCTAGAGCTTTACAAATAATGCTAATATAAATACTAAGCAAATAAATTACATACTTACTAGGAATATTACCTAAATATGCCCCTTGAAGGCCTTAAATCCTATAAAACCATTTAGCCCTAAAACCTAATATCCTATTTACCTAATCCCCTACCCAATGCTTATTATATAATACATAATATAATAACTTGGTGAAGGTAATCAAGGTAAATTGTGATGGCCATTAATCGACGATGTACTAAAGCTATACTACCTACATACATAGAAGCTACATAACATATCTGTATTATATAATCCCCTACCTTCGAATTACCTTGAATGCAATCTATAATATAATACATATAAAGGGTACTCATGGCAATCGGATTTAGGGGCCCCTAATGGTCGGATTTTGTGTACCTTTTAGGCCTTTTTGAGTTTGCCTTTAAAGTGTGTAGTAGAGCTATATGGTATAGTGGCTATATAGTGAGTTGAGTGGCTTTGTATAGTAGAGAGGTTATCATTTGCCTTGTTTGCCTAAATCCCCAAAACCCCCGGTGAGGTACCTTGATATATGTATTGGGTATTCTTATATTAATAGATGGTATATTAGTTATAGAGGGGATAGGTATTCCTTAGTTAGCGTTAGTATGATTTTGTTTTATTTTTGTGTTGGGTGGTGTGGGAGGTACCTGGTATTTATTCCAGGTACCTTGTGGGTATTTATTCGATTAGGTATACCTGTATGAAGGCATATACTAAAAGGATTATGATTAGATTCATTCTGTAGATGAATTTCTTTGTTAGGTAGGCTTCTTCATTTAGGATTAGGAGCCAGATCGTTACGATGAGTAGGGTTAGTGATTTCATAATTTTTTAGTATTATTGTATGTACCTTGATATAATCCTATATGTGTAGGATACCAGGATTAGTGATGAGGTGTATAGGGTTAGGATTATTAGCTGTGAGATGATATACCTTATTTTGTTTGTTGGGTGGGTATGCTTGTAGGCTTGGTATATTTTCTCATTGTGTATGAGGGTTAGGATGGTGACTACGGATAGGATTATTCGGATTATGTGATAGAGGATGTTCATGGTAGTGATATTATATCGATTATGGTTATATCTGTTAGGTTTACTTCGAGGATCTCTCTTAGCTTTAGCCTTATGTAGGTACTATGTTTATGCCCTGGGTTTATTTCTTGTTTGGGGTAGCGGAGGTAGGTATTAAGTTCCTCAGTTCTGTACACTACGTTCATTTCTTCGCAGAAGCCTTCGGTAGTACCAGGTAGTGGGCCTGGTACTTCGAATGATACTAAGAATTTACCTGATGTTAGCATGGTTCTAGTTCGTTAGTTAGGATTCTTATATCGGTTAATTGATTCATGTATTCCTCTTCTGAGGATATGTCAAGGCATTTGCATGCTATGTAGTGACCGTACATGGATATACCGGATTCGTAGCCTTGGTCATCATTCATGAAGTGGGCTAAGCCTTTCCTATTGATTTCGATTACTGGATAAGGAGGTTCTCCATTAGTTGCTTCTTTATCGAAGGTAGCAAAGTCATAAGTATCAGTGTTATCGGTCATGGTAGAGAATATTTCTATAAGCCAAGTAAAGTCCTCTAGAGGTACTCTGTCTAGCCATTCCCATCCGATTGGATATTGGTTTACTGTTATGATTGGTTCCATGATGTTAATTGAGTTGAGGGTTAAACATTTGTTTTGGTTGGCCTAATAGGCAGCAATGAGGGTAATCTGCTTCATCGAGGATTCCCAGTATAAGATATTGATTGGTATCTCTGGGAATTTCGAAATAGAAAGCTGGTTTCATGTAGCCATCTATGAATGTAAAAACTATCTGAGTGTTTTCTAGTAACCCATTTAGTTGTACATGAGAAAGGTAGTTATAGATAGCTTCCCTTTGATTTCTTGGGTTTTTACCCCATGAGATGAGCATATCGTCATACCAATTTGGATTATCGCATAGCTTTTTAAGTTGTTGTTGAATATACGGTGTCATGATTTGAAGTAATAATATAAGTCCTCGATTAGTTTATCCTGTTCTTCCCATATAGTATCTGATACTACGTATTCTGATACGAAATAGTTATAGAAAGGCCCAAATAGTATTTTTAATACTATGTCCTTGAGTTCGATATTGAGTTGTTCCTCTTCTTCGGTAGAACTGGGTTTGATTGCCTGAAGTTCTGCCTTATAGGATGCCGTAATGGCATCCTTTAGGGTTTGAATATATTCTGGGTTAGTTTCCTTGAGAATACTTAATTGTGATTTGAGTTCTTTACTTATCATAGGGCTTAGCGATTATGGATATGAATCCTTGTGGATATTGAGTATAGAATAATTGATAGTTCCCTGTGGGCAAGAAGACTTGCATTATGTTTGCAAGTAATGGGTAGATTTTCCATTGGTTTTCCTCTAGAAACTTGTCCCAGGCTTCTGATTCTTCGGGATAATTTCCAGAAAGTTGAATGTGATATTCCTTTTGTTCCGGGATAAATAAATTGGTTACTACCTGAATTTCGTCTGATTCCTTTTTGTATTGAGTAATAGGATACCAAATGCCTTCGGTTTTCCATTTATTGAGTTGGAACAAGGACATGCCCTGTTCCAATACGTTTAAGAGTTTATATAAGTTTACCATAGTGATTATTTATTAAGTTGTCTAATGAGTTCTGATGCAGCCAGGGAATCAAAGAGTTGGGTTTCTCTTTTGTCGGATCCCCATTTTTCGAGAGCATTATATGTTGCCGTATATTGAGATATCATGTCCTCATCTTGTTCCTCGTCCTGGATGAATTCCTGGAGATGTTTTTTGAGTCCCGTTATGATATAATCCTGGTGTTCTGGAGTTAATTGAGGAATGCCCAATATGATAGCTTCTACCTGTGAAGGGGAATAATCATAGTATTGGTCGTCAGCACCCTTTGTTAGATCCATGTGGGAGATAATGTTTTCCTTTAGATTTTCGAATAAGTCTTCCTCTGAGGAGTATACCATTATGTAACCAGAGATATAGGAAGCAAGTGGATCATCATCCAGATCAATTGAGTAGACCCAGATATGTTTTGAATCCTTGTTAATGCAGAGACCATCAGCATAGTCGTAAGTAAAAAATGGGTGGGCAGCAAGCAGTTCCCGGATGGCCTCTAAATTTTTTAATTCTTTCATAATATGTCTATATTAAAATTATTTGAGAAATATTTCTCACTGCAAATATACAAAATTATTTCTAAACTTGTTTTTATAACTACTTTTATTTTTATAAATAGGGAGGTTCTGGGAGGTGTTTTAGGTGCCTCCCAGAGTGTTTTGTTAATATAATTCATCGGCCAATAACGGTTCATTATTTGGCTTATTTAGTTTCTCCTTTGAACGTCTAGTAGCCCAATTCTCGTAGGGTTTGTAACTAAAGGTACGAGTTGTTTCATCGTATGCAGCATATACCATTTGTTTACGGGATATTCTCCTCCCGTAAGTTTTCTTAAGATTAGCAAACCAATCTAGATACTCCTGTAAAGAGTTAAAGATTTCTTTGTGCCCGTCTAAATCATTTTTAGGACGGGTTTTCCATGTTGCTTCTATATAGCATTGGTGTAAAGTGATTGAAATAAAGTATCGGCACCAGCTACCACCAAAGATAGTGCCCGTGGAGAATTCTATCTCCCGGGCAACTAATGGACTAACGTTATACTTTGTCATGCAATTGAGAAATTAAGTTGGAAAATCCAGTTGTTTCTATCGAGTTGGTTGAATGATATGAACCTCCCATCGTTATCGGTAAATTCATTCATGAATTGAACTGCAGCAGATGCTAATTGCCCCTTATAGGGATTAGTATCGGCAGTTATCATGGATTCGAAAATGAAAGAATAATAGGTAGTCTCATATATTTGGATTTGGTTGATATCCAAGCAATTGAGTTTGTAATCCTCTTCCAGTTGAATGAGAAGTCCCATTAGAAGATTTAAGAGATGACCCTTTTCATCGGAGTCAAGTTCAAATGTAGATTTCTTTTCTAAGAAATTGCGAACTACCTTAGTTAGTTCGTCTGCTTGATTGTAAGTTACTGAGTTCGTTTTCATATTTTTGTCTATTTTTAAAATGATATGCAAATATAAGCATTTTTATTTTTATAGAAAAATATATCTATTTTATTTTTAAGGAGGCTGAGGATGTGTATACGCTAAGAAAGGCAGTGGATTAGACTGCCTTTCAATTATTAAGGTAATGTGGGAGTTAGCAAGTATAAAGCCTCTTTTATTATTGAATTCTCCATAGGTTCTAAAGAGGGTTCCTTGTACATTAGTCCACCTTTCTTCTTTTCGTTTTCAAATACTTCATGTATGGCTTGCTTTAGTTTAGTAGCTAATATCTCTGATAACTCCTGAGATTTAATAGAGATAAGTAATCCTTTTCGTATTTCCTCAATATCCTGGTTATTCTCAGTAATGGGTTTTGCTTCTACTAATTCTTGTATACCCGAGGAATATTCATCTAACCGTTCATATCCCAAATGTTGTAGGTCATTAATGAAGATACTGAATTCATCGTAAGTAAGTCTAGTATCAAAACCTACTCCATGATATAGTTGTACTAAAGGAGTAAGGATTCTTCTTAGTGTATTGAAATCCTTTAGATGGTCTAATTCTATCTCTGACCTAATTGGTACTTTATATACCTTTTCACCCTTCAGTACCACTAGCAGAACCATTAGTCTTGGTGGTAGTCTTTTCTCGTTCATAAGCAAGTTTTTGTATTATAAGTTGTACATAGGTATTCCTTTCCTTATAGATGAACATTACCGAGAGAAGTATCTCATGTTTCGGTAATATCATCTGTATGAAATTGCCTGGAGCAATCACTGTAGCTACTACTGGAGAATCTTCCTGAGAGAAATTCTCCAGTATCATTTCTGCCCTCTTAATTGGTTCTGGCTTTGTTGGGTCCAAAGTTAGGACTGGAGCAGTTATACATTCCTTGATACCTTGTGTTAAGGCATTGTATAACCATTCATCTTTTATATCCTCTACTTGGAGGTTTTTCATTGTAATCATATCCTAAACCTATTTAAAGTCCATACACCCAGGATATTAGAGAATACCCATAGTTCCCAGTTTTTATAAAAGTTATAGGGTTTACTGAACTGGGATGTTTGAAATATTATCTGGCTTGGTGTTCTAGATAACATTTCTGCATGGCAAGTTAATACTCCAGAGGATAATTGAACTTTAAAAGCTTTAATTACATCCTCATCATTTTTAGTCTCTACTGAGGTAAGTAATTTAATAAATTCTACCTCTACACCTTCCGACATTTTAACCTTTCGGAAAGCAAATTTCTCTTTATTCTCCATTTTGTTGATATTTAGATAAGAACTCTTGAGCTAGTTCATCTTGAGTTCTTTCGATTATATTCTTTACGATTGTTTTATTTTCTACTCTAGCCCACATACATAGCATGCCCAATTGAGCATCCATATAGCAATCTATAAGAGATGGGTCCTTTCTAAATACATCCCATTGTTTTACGAAATTCATTCGAACCAAATCCCTATAACCCTGGTCTGATATATCTTCTTGGTCTATATAAGCAGATACCCTCTTTCTTACTTCTAAAAGGATTTTCTCTAAGTTTTCAGGTAATCTAAAATTTTCGGGTAAACTATGATATACCCAATTATTTGGTATTAATTCCTCAAAAGTAAACTGATTATCGAATAGTTTCTTTGGGTATCTACCTGAAAATATCAAGGGTATCTTATACCTTAGCAACGATGGTACTACGTCGTATATAGCATAATGTTTCCGATATTCCTGATAGACATAGAAATATAGATTCTCATCGAATATACCAGATTTCCTCATTATTGCCTGTAAAGTATTATAAGCAGCATTGATATGAGTATTACTCAATTTGAATATTAAGTTGCCATTTTTAAGGGCAATGAGTTCACTACAGCATCTCTTTCGTTTAAATAAGTTCATGTGATTAAAATGTAAAGTCAATGTATATTTTCCTTGTTCCCTTGAGAAATTTTTCGTGATTTGAGTCATCATACTTATGGCAAGCATAAGTCTTAGATGATTTATCATAATGGTCTCTTACCCATACTGGAGCAGTATCAGTTGGTTTTAATTTAAAGTATGTACCCTGATTAACCTTGTTAACCCGAGTCTCTTTGTAAGATGTCTTTGGTAGTTCCATATTTTTTGTCTATTTTAAAATTGATATGCAAATATAATTCTTTCTTTTTAAATATGCAATATCCGGATATAACTATGGGAGCTTACTATTTCGGAGGAATTGAGATGCAAATGAGCCATCCTCTTTTTCTTCTTTCTCAAAGTCTTCATATTGATATAACTCTGGGTCTTCTTCGTCTGGGTCTATACGCATTTCGATTTCTCTACGTAGTTCATGATGTTCTTTAGAGAATGAAGACATAGCTCCCTTATAATCATCGGTAATTTGCATTAGCTCTGCTTTATTAAGGTTAAGACCCTCTTTACTGGTATCTACTCCTTCTTGTTTAGTAGCAACTACTTCTGGTAGAGACTTAATATCATACCTGTCTTCTAATAGTTTAGCCTCTTCTGGTTTATCCAATACCCTTTGTGATTCCAATACGATTTGACGTGCCTCTTCAACGGTGATTGCATTTTGCTGTGTTACGTTGTTCTGTTGATTAAATTGGGCAAAGATATTTGTAGTACTTCCTCCAGTAAGATTACGTACTATGGATTGCAGAGATGTAGAGGATTCAAGCTTTAATTTAAGGGCCTTTCCCAGCTCGGCAGATATAAACGGTACGTATTTCCCTCCCTGAGATTCTCTTAGGATATTAACCTGATGGGCTATTTCCATACGGTCTTCTAATGCCCATGCTAGTTGTTCTCCCATTAACGCTTGAAGTAAATCTTCTGCTTTTTCTTTATCCCATATTCTAGAGCTTAATAGCCTATCTCTCATAAATACCCGTATGTAATTGATATCTATACCCATACGATATGAGAATGTATTTATGTCGTATGTGATACCACATAATACACCATTTCCCATTAGCCATTGATTGATGATATAATTATGTATCTTTATCAGAAGTTCATCATTTGGGTTCTTCTGATATTCTAATGCCATTGCAGTAGTCCCCATAGGTCTTGGGAATCTTACCATTTTATTTTCCTTTTCTGACATACAAATGAGATTTTCTGATATCGGAACTTTCATCATAACCTACATACTCTAAATCGTACATTACATACAAATTCAAAGATAGGTTATAGAAATATCCCTTATATTTTTTCTTACTTACTGATAAATTAAAAGGTTCACCAGAGATTAGGTCCCTGGTGAATACTAAATTACCTTTCCCAGTGATGGGAATATTAAGGCAAAGCTTATAATCTCCTACCTTAAATTTATTCCCATGCAGGTCTGTGATTTCCCTTGCCATAGTTTGCCTTTTTATGGTTCGTAGGTTTTTTGTCTTGTTTACTACGGTTATGGGTTATCCCCTTTTGCTCTTCGATTAATTTCTGAACCTTTGGGAATAACCTTTGCCTTAAAGGAACTACCTGAGTAGCGAAAAAGGCATTCCATAATTTCTGGGTTAATGGTTCTCCTATTTTAAGTTCTGAGATTGCCCAGAATTTAGTTTCGAAATTCTTAACTATTTCCCTAAATCGGTAGTAGTATATATTGCCAGTCTTTTTATCTATCCCAATTGTAGTGGTTTGGCAATAATCTAGAAATTCTTTACCTAATTCAGATATAAACTCTTCCCTTTTAAAATCATAATTCTCTTGGTCGAGCTTAAATAATTTTACGTAATCGATTGCTTCCATATAGATTTAGTTTGTGATTATTAAACGAGGTATACTTTCATCTGTAATTTGAAATAAGTACCCTCTTACATCATCCTCATAATAAGAGGACCAATATGTTCTTCTAACTCTGAAATTATCAAGGATTGCCCCTTTGGGTACTCCGGTAACAAATAAGCAATGCTTAGGCATTATTGGAGTAATCTCAAATTTCCCATCCTTGAAATTACCATAGGTACCGTAGTCGGGCATATTACCCGTAAATCCAGTATTCTGTAATATGTCTTGAACCAGAGTAGTTTGGGGTATTTCCTTTTGGTTACATTCTATGGTTAACTTAGATTTGCCTATATATAGGTCTTTAACTATTTCTCTAAACATTTGTATACGATTATATGGGTAATACCATTTTTCTTGAAGTAAAGGTTATTCTGTGAACGTTCCTCTAACTTCTTTAATTCTCTTCGAGATTCAGTACAAATTCTATCAGATTTCCTTAATATATCTGATACATTATCCCAGATGGGTGCCATTGGTTCTACTGGCCCTGCATAGATAACCTTATGTTTAGTTTCTATTTGGGGATATTTAGATTTATACTGATATTTGCCTTTGCAGTAAAGTACGTTATACTTTTCTGGTTCGTTTCTTTTTTCGTTTTCCATTTTTGTTAGGATTAATGTAATCGGATATTTCATCAAGTTGCCCTAAAAGCAATGCCTGAATGAAAAGGTTTATAGGCCTGAAAAAGAAATTCCTTACGTTATTGGTATTTATATACCAATCGTAAACGATAAAGAACTTCTTAATCTTGGAGTGCTTAAGTGAATGTTGGATTAGATAGGACTTACAACATCGTTTATGTAATTCTACCAATTCTTTGTCCTGCTTAAGCATCTCTTTATCAGAGAAGATAGTGTAATCCATTTTGTATGAATGGAGATGCCCAGGTAATTATCCCGGGCACCTGGTTAATAAAGGTTTATGCAACTTGTTCTGGTTTGAGGACCTTCTTTTTAAAGTCCTCGTATGCTTTAGCAGCAGCCTTGAATTCCTTGGAGTTCTGGTCCTTGATACGAGCCATTGCAAGTTCCAATCTATGGAGTTCGTTTCGAGTTTGTTGTCTCCATTTCTTCCGAGCAAGTGTATCAACTACATCGGCAGGGTATACGTATTTAACTTCCCGATTAGAAATTACCTGTTCGATGATGGATGGTTTTTGTTGTTCCTTAACTTCCTTGACAACCTGTTCCTTTTTGGAAGTTTTGGTTTTAGGAGAGAGTTCTACCAATTTAGCATTGGCAAACTTAGTGGCAGCTTCTTGAGCATCTTGTACCAATTCCTTTTTAGTCTTTTTGGCCTTAGGAGCAGAAGCCTTAGCAGTCTTAGAATTTTTAATTCCTTCAAGTTGTTCGGCAACCTTAGTTGCAACCAGGTTAGTAACCTTTGTTTCATTCTTTTTCATAATGTCTATATTTAAAATGTTAGTAAAATGATTAATTTCTTTTTCTGATACAAATATAAGAACTTTATTTTAAATAGAAAAATTTTATTTGAATTATTTTCTATTTGCTCGGGTTAATCGGCTAAGAAGTCGAAGATTTCTGGAGGATAGTTAATTTCATCCTCTGGGTCATTTATGTAATCTTCATAATCCTCGTTATATTTATCGTAAATGTTATCTTGTGATGTATTTGGTACCCTTGTACATCTTTCAGGATATTTCTTTACGAAGTCATAGGCTTCTTGAGTAGTCATTACCTTGTCTGAGGTAAATTCGTAGGTTACATAGGAATAAGTTTCACCCAATCTAGAAACTTCATATTGCTGGTATCCAGATTTCTCAATCTTATAGATTTGATTTTCTGGAATCGTTTCTATTTCTACCCTATACTTATACCATTGTTTCTTCTCTTCTTTTGGTTTAATACCCATGCTATCTTGAAGAGAGATTAACTTGGTTATGGGACTTTCAAAATGAGAAGGAGCAGTGCTCACTTCTACTGGATGAGTTTTATTCTCACCAATAAAGTAAATCACTGCCCCCAGGGTTACCAGGCCCAATATGAATTTAGTTTCTGAGTTCATAACCTGTAGTTTCGAATTTATTTTTAATGTTCTTTGCAAGGTATTTACCTTTTGATTCTGCTTGATGTAAACCGTTGCAGATTTCGTAAGGTACACCATCATAGCGATAAACTCGATTACCTTTAAAAGCAACCCAAAGTTGTTTTTTCTTTGAGTCATAACCAAAGCCCTCAATATTAGAGGATTCGCAAGGAATCATTTCGACTCCAGTGTTCATTTCTACTGATTCTAAGTATTCGTTCTTTTCCATGTCTATATTAAAATTTTAAAAGTGTTAGTTCTGGGTGGAATTTGAGATTTGCCCTCTGGAATATTGCCCAGGTACCAAGTACTCCCTGAGAATTAGTATGTACCCATTCATCTTCCATTCTGAACAATATGTGAGAGCATACCAGCATTTGGTATTCACTTAGCATATTTATCAGTTGAGGGGTATTCTTCATTTCTACGTATAATTCAATGTGCTCATCTAGTGCTCGAATTATTTCGTCATCCTCAATCTGAAGGAGTTTTTTGATTAAGTCTTGGGCAATATCATCCCCATTTTTAACATCCTCTTTGATTGAGTTGAGTGATTCAATCTGAATACCAGCAATGAGCTTTACGATGTCTTTTGTTTCCTTGTCCATAATTAAATTTTCTTTATGCAAATATACTAAAATTATTTTATATAAAATACTCTTTTAATAAATACGGAGGTAAGTGTTAGCGGTTCTTGATTTCTTCCATCTTTTCCTTTATGGAGTCTGGGAATATAGCATCGTTTACCCATCTTAGGAAGAATTTAGAAGGCTTCTTTTCGGGACTTAGAAGCAATTGTCTCTGTTCAGTAGAGAACTTAATCCTTTCGGATTCTAACATATACTTGGGAAGTTTAGTGAATTCTGCCTGAGAGAAGGAGATTACGTTTTTACCAACTTGGGCCCTTAATGGTTTCTTCCTTTCCTTATAGAGATATGGGATAATCTTTTTCGAGGGTCCCCCAAGAATGCTAAAACCAAAGATTACCATTGGGTCAAATTTATCTGCTTTTGGGTCCTTAGCCCGTTTGATACATCTTGCCATCCAAGAGAATGAATTGGGATATTGCTTATTGTCTGTTGCTTCTCCAACATCTTTTTTATTGAACTCAAATCCAGGAAAGTGAAATAGAAAGTCCTCAGTAAGGATAAATACAAATCCCAATCCCCTAAGATATTTAATGATATCTTGTTGGCTTTTACCCTCTTCAATCATTTTCTCTACATCTGCAAGAATATCCTCCCTTGGTGATTCCAATTCCTTAGTTGTAGACCCAGCAGGTCTTCCTCTGCCCACATTGGGTGCCTTAGCAGGCAATGTACCAGATAACCTATCTAAGTATTCTTTGAAGTTATCAATATCTTGTTTATTAGTAAGAGTTACTTCTACTCTTATGGGACCGTTATGCTGTACCTTTGGACCTGAATTCATCTCGATATAGGCATCTACCAACCTATCTGATAAGGGAGTACCATTCTCTGATAGTGTAGTGATTCTAAGTTTTGGTTTATATACTTCTTGTTCCATTTTCGACTTAATTAGAAAATAAAAGGCCTGAACAATTTTTATATTGCCAGGCCTTCTACCATTATTAACGAATACTCAAAAATATGATAAGTAAAAGTAAAAAGTGCTCTTATTAATCTTCTTCTTTAGCGGCCTTCTTTTTCTTCTTATCTTTGGCCTTCTTATCTTTCTTATCGGAAGCCGGTTTCTCTTTTACCTTTTCTTCCTTCTTTTTCTTAGTTTCCTTTTCCTCCTTTGGAGCCTTACCTGAAGCAAGTTTTCTTTGCTCCATACGGTATTTTTTCTTCTCAGCCGAAGTCATTTCTCTGCCGTCGATGAGAGGATAATCGTATTTGGTAGCTGTTCTACCACCGTTGCCTTTCTTCTCTTTCTTCTCTTTGGCAGCCTTCTTCTCTGCTTTTTCCTTCTTCTCTTTTTCTTTGAGTTTTACCAATTTCTTGTTGTTCTCTTGGTCAGCTTCAGGGTAGGCAGCAGCAACTTTGTCTCTTTCCTTATTGAGCTTGTTTACAAGTTCGGTAACCTTTTTACCATGTTTCTTGTCCTTGGTCCAATCCTTAGTAGGGTCCAACTTGTTCTCTTTAAGGTAAGCATCCAAAGCTTTCTTAGCCTTTGTGAGTTCCGGAGTCTTGGATTCCGATTTACTCTTCTTTTCTGTTTTCTTAGCCATTTTCATTTATATTAGGTGAATAATTGAATTTCCCATTTACATAATACCATAGTTATACCTTCCTAATTTGGGTTGGGATTTCTTTAATTTCTAGGATTTCTAAACTGCATTGTTTTAAAACTGCCTCAAGTTGAAGTATATCTTCTACCTCTTTCTGAGATAAGTCCGTAAAAGTTTGTTCAAAAGTTTCTTTTTGTTCGCCCCTTATAAAATTAAATTGGGCAACAATATAAGTCCCATGAAGTTTTTTATTCAGGGCTCCTTTAAGAGATATAAGCTTTCTTTTTAGGTAATTACTCTTCAACCTATGAGATTGATATTCGCCTTTCTTGCCTTTACTAAAAGCTACCTTTTTAAGGTACGAAACATAATCTAATTCTCTGAGAGTTTGATTAATGTTTCCCACTAATAATCTTAAGTCTTTTTCCATTTGGGTCTTTGCATTACTTGGTTAGATACTTCCTGAGTTTCTTCTGATAGCATTTCTCTTGCCTCATTTATTATATTGATGGCAAGTTCCCTTTCATCTGGTCCCAGGTTTAATTCTTTATCTTCTAGTGCATCAATATAAGTATTTATTAGATTATCCAATGCAAGTATTCGAATATTCTTTCGAATTGCTAATTTCTCTTCTTCCATGGGTATAAAAAATTAAAGCCCACTACCTTCGCAGGCAATGAGCTTTTGGCTGAACAACGTCCTAAGTGTGTAGGGTTGTTTACCTTTTCTTTATTATGAGATTAAACTTGATTTAGCAGATAGATTTTTTAGGATGTGCCTAGATTAATCTTCTGATTCTTCCTCTTCTTCTTCCTTAGCCTTTTTGTTTTTCGGAGAACAAATAACGCCATGTCCTTTCTTAGACTTAACGGTAAGAGTTCCCGGAACGAATGAAACTGAAGTTGATACCGGTTTGCCATCCGTAACCAATACTGAAGTAACCACTACACCCTGATAGCCTTCCTTGTTCTTAACGGCATAACCAAAGTTCATTACCTTGGATTTGTCGTTAATGGCAATAACATCGATTTGCTTGCTGTTAGGACGTTGTTCAGCCGGCCGATTCTTAAGTGCCTCTTGACGAGCCTTGCGTTTAGCTTCTTTTTCGGGGTCTTTTTCTTTATCCCCTTTCTTCTTGGAGTCTGATTTCTTTGTTGCCATAATTTTTAATGTTTTATAAGTTAAGGGTTATTATAAGTAAACTTCTACGTTTATTAATAGTTGATAAAGGTAGGGAAATTTCCCTACCTTCTTTTAAATCTTGAATACGGTTACCAGATTACTTTTCCCCTTTCTTGCCTTTACCTTTGGCTTCTTTCTTTGCCGGCAATTTGAGACCGAGTTCTTTGGCAATTGCTTTACGGAGTTTTTCGACGTCGTCTTCATCGTAATCGTCTGGGTCAGTTTCAAGATCTTTGTCGTCGCAGACATCCTCAAGTTCTTCGAAGTCCATTTCGGCAAGTTCTTCACCGGTCAGTTCTTCCTCTTCTTCTTCCTCTTCGGAATCTTCCTCATCGTCATCATCCGATTCCTCTTCTTCTTCCTCTTCGGAATCATCATCATCGTCATCATCCGATTCCTCTTCTTCTTCTTCCTCGTCATCGGATTCAGAACCAAAAAGGTCTTCGGCTTCTTCGGCAGAAAGCATGATAGGAGCAGGGATAATCTTTACTGAGCCGTCTTCGTACTTAATGATGATTGCACCATTGATTTCTGTTCTGGAAACTTCTTTCAGTTCCACTTCTTTTTTCTTCTTAGCCATTTTCGTAATGTTTAAGTTGGTTAATAATTTATTTATATCACTCTGTTATAAGTTTCTTTACCAGTATGGATTTCTGAGTATACCCAGATTTTAATAATTCCTCCTGAGCAATATTGAATTGTTTTATCTCATCTAGAGTTGTCTTTAATTCTAATTGAGATTCAATTGTTATTGCCTGAGAGGCAAGTTCCTTGTCACCTTGATAAGTGACTATCTTAAACTTCTTACCTGCAAATGGGTTTGCTGGTTGATGTGCTGTGATTTTAAAACCTTCGTTATTATTCATTGCTATATTTAATTTTAGTTATCCCAGGAATACCCACCTTCCCAAATACTTCGGTATAGGATTTGTATTCCCCTTTTATCATTGTTTTATAGTTATCGGATAATCGAATTGGGTAGACCCATATTTTATTTTCTATCATCCTATTTGTCATTATATAAGCATAAGACCTTCTAAGTTTAATACTCTCTAATGGAACAAACCCTTGAAATAATAGAGACTTCTTAATAAACCTTTCTTTGGGCAAATACCCTAAAAATTTAAGTGATGCCTCATCGAATATTTCAAGCATATCCCTTTGTGCTTTGATAAATAGTACCTTTTGTATTGGGATGTTCATCTTCTTTCTTAAATATAAAGCCAATGAACTTACCAATGGGGGATACTGCAGGAATAACAGATTGAATTTATTTTTCTCCTCTTGACTCAGCCTGTTGTAAATCCTGTAGGATAGCAAGATTGATTTGTAATCTCTTTTGCCTTGTATACTTGGGAGATATGCCTTGCCGTTGTCCATAGAGTTTGATTGAGTACCTTTCATTGAATTCCTTTTTTCCTTTAGACTTAAAGACTCGGTGCATTTGTACCATAAATCTTCTTCGTCGGTGTTTATCTATGTGATATTCATCGGGCATTATGAACTTCCTTGCTTTTACGAATTTACCCTTAAACCAGAATTTAGTACTACCCTTTTTAAGAAGTTTACCATTCATATCGGATAATTCTCTAATGCCTTGTTTTATAAGTTTCCTCCCAGATATTATATGGATATATTGAAGAACATCTACACCATAAAGATAAACTAAGGTAACCTTTACTTGGTGTCTAGTAAAATATGGTATACCGGTTAGATGTTTCCTATATAATTTCTTTTCAGTAACAATCTTATTGGTAGTATCTGGTCTCCAAGTCCATATATAATATCTATCTGGTCGTATGGGTCCGTTGTTACTTTCCTTTAGTTTTACCATTTATATTCCTCTTTGCCATTCTATACCAAAGATTGATAGATTTCTCATTTGCTTCGGGGAATTTCTTTTTCATTCTCCGAATAACTCTATCAAGTTCAAAACCTTTTGCAGTTAATTCGAATACATAAGATTTCTTTGTACCCTTGATAAGATTAAATTCATCCCTCTCTCTTGGTGGTTTCTTTTCTCGAGGTTTCTTTATCCCAGGAACTCGTTTGGTTCTTCTTTGCCCATTTTCCCCTTCTTCTCCGAGAAACCCAAGCCTTAATCGAGAATTTCTTAATGGGTCATCTTTCGAATACCCAATATTTTCTAATTGCTTATCCATCCAATCGTCATATTTATCAATTAACGATTTATCGGGCTTTTCTTCTGATACATTGATATAATGTAATAAGTCAAATACCCCAGCAGAACAAGCCTCAGGGAAAGGCATCCCTAATATTATTGCCTTTCTCTTTAAATCCTTATAAGTCATGTTTCTCCCAGAAGCACCAAGGAAATTTGATTTCTCCTTGGATGGAGCTTTCATGTCTTTTCTACTCTTTTTTGCCATATCATTAATATTTTAAGTATTCATTTATTTTCTTTGCAAATATAAGAATAAATAATTTAATCTTATCTTATTTCTCTATTTATTTTTATAAAAATCCGAGGTTTTTGCTCGGTTCGCAGCAGTGGATTTAGGTTTTTTATGCTTTCTCTTGATATGTGTGTTATAAGCCATACCCAATTTCTTAATATTGAATTCTATGTTGTTCACTTGATTATAGTTTACTGCTCTTCCCACACAGCAACGGTACTCTGGCCAGAATTTTTGTCCAAGCTTAACAGATTCGGTTTTAATCATGAACTTAGATACCATAAAACCAAAGGTATCAGCATCATCTTTAGTTTTAAATACATACATGTAGAATCTACTAAATTCATCTACTACTTCATCCAAAGGTCTTACTGGTAACAATAGATAACCATCGGTATATAGGTCCTCAGATATTAAAGCTACCCAATACTTTTTCTTTCCTGGTTTTACTTTATACCTAAACCTTTCCTTGAGTTTAGTGTGCATCCAATCCGGTACTCTATTAAGAAGATACTTGATATATATCTTATCCTTCTTATTCGACCGCCTTTTAAATGCAGATGGCTGTTGTAGCATCCTTGGAAGTATTCTAAAGTTATTCCACCTATCAAATTCAAGAATTAATCTTAGAGTATCTATGTCCCATTCATCATCAGACTCCTTTAACCTCTTCATGTTTCTCTCTATATTTTTAGAGTTTACCTTTGGGAGTAATTGAGCCGAGTCTCCTGTGAATAAGCTTGCTTCTTTTCTTTTTAATCGTTTCTCTAAACATCCCTCCATATAATCTTGGAAATTCCTCTCACAGGGGCAATCTGGTCGAAAAATAGAAGTGTGTTTCTCAAAAAAATCCGAGAATAGCCTAAAGAATTTCTCTGACCGTTCCCGGATTTCAAGATACTTGTAATGAGATAACTTTAAAATTTCACCAGCTTCCCATGAAGATTTACTTTCTGATAGTTGAAGGAATAATGATTGTTGTTCTTTATCAATTAAACAACTCCAGGCTTTTTGTTGAGCTTCGTTCATAACATTAAATTCTCCTATATCTCATTATACTATCAATTGCTTCATTGGTTATCTGATTAGGATCATATTCCCCAGAATTAGCATAAAGTTTATCTGGGTCATGGTTTAAATATACACTATAAATGACGTTGTCAAAGGGTAACCATACTTCCATTCTCCCCATTTCGGGGTATATAAGAACTTTTACTCTTTTACAAAGATGGTCAACCTCTAATACTGTAGCATCTACTCCCTCATAAGGATAACCCCGTAATACTAAGTAATCTCCAGGCTTTACATTGACTAAATCATCCACTGAAAACTTCTTATTCTCTCTAGCAATACGTTTAAATCGCCTTACTTCTTTTCTACTACAAGTAGCCACTAAAGAAAAATCATCAAATTCTTCGGCATTGTCAATCCTTACCTTTTTCTTTCTTGGGTGCATTGTCTCGGTATTACGTAACCAAGTTCTGATACCAGATATATTCCTACGTAACTTATTAAGAAATGGCCTTGAGAATGCTAATTTAGTAGGCATTCTCATAAAACCATAATTGAATAATACTGGTACTTCTTCGAATACCATCTTACCCTTTGTGGTTTTTCTTAATACGTTTACCATAGGAATAATTGCCTTGATTTGGTCATACCCCTTTTCTTTGAGTTCTTTATTGATTTTATCACAGTACTTCCTTTCAAGGTAAAATATACAATATGAGTATGGGGTATGCTTCTTCATGGGTTACTGGTTTTTAAGAATTAACTTAGCTTGCTTATGTACTAACTTATAGTTTACATTCTTCAGTATATCACTAGCCATGAATACATAAAGAATCTCACCTATCTTTGGTACATCGATTACCATAATATTGGCTTTATCGAATAGGGGTTTATAGAATACGGAAGATAAATCCTTTCCAACTACAAAGAAAAATTCTTCTGAGGGCATTGAGTTATATCTCATACAGAGTATGGGAACTTTATTTGCTCTTTTTGCATCCTTAGAAGCTTGTTCCCAGAATTTCAGTATATCGCATCCCTTATTACCTAAGAGTAGATGTTCAAACTTAATCTCTTTATAATTCTTGCATTCGATGGATATCTTACATCTATGAGCATGCCTTTCATCAGTACAGGTTAAATCGGAAGTGGAGTCCTTGTTTGAATGCCAAGCTCCACTCCCCGCTCTATTCCTTTCAAATTTGTATCCGGTCCATTTTGTAAACCAAGCACCTATCTTTCTTTCGAATCTTGAACCCTTATTTTTGCTGTTTATTGACATAACAAAATTTATCTTTATACTTAATAAGACCCTTACCTTTCAAGATTCTACGAACTGAAGAGATATGAATCGGTAATATGTTAGCTATCTCCCTTACACTCAAACCTTGGTTATAAAGGTTATGTACATCGTTATAATAAATAATCTTATTTGGAGTTGGTAAACAACCATCAAACCAAGCCTGTAAGGTATTATCTAACTCGGTGCCCCATTTAAGATTTTTAACTCTGCAATCCCTTTTGTTATTATTGAGGTGCATTACTACTGGTAGACCATCCGGGTTAGGAAGGTAAATAGTAGCTACTAAACGATGTAATAACCAAGATTTTAAATCTATCTTACACTTTAGATAACTATCGGGTTTACCATCCGAATATACGGAAATCCTTACCCATTTAAAATCCCCAAGATATCTGTAAACTCTACCATTTTTAGAAACATAATACTTATGACCTGGTACATTGGGTTTCCATTTAGGCCTAAGTATTATGTTTCTACCATGTTTTATAGCAGAGTATAAATTACTAAAAGTTTTCATCTTCCTGTCTTGTTAAAGTTATATATCCTTATAGTAAATTATAACTACTTAGGCCATTGACTTTTTCCACTTGCAGGATTTTGGTATTACCGAGAGGAAGTGAATCCAAGTGGGTTATCAAGAATAAAGTTTTCTCTTTGAATATGTGACGTATCAATGATGTAACTACTTCTACATTATCTGAACTTAAAGATTCGAATACCTCATCAAGGAATGCAATATTAATACCCTTAGATGCTGTGAGAGATTCATTCATGGCAAAAGCCATTGCTACATTACATAATTGTTTTTCACCTCCCGAAAGTTCATCATAATCCATAATCATCCCATCCCTTTCTATTAGAGTAACAAAATCTTTTCTTGCAGTTCCCAGGTCTATATTGAACTCTATTCTAAACCCAAGTACCTCTGAATACTTGTCCAGAGTTCTATTAAGGAATTCAAGAGATGAATCGAAGAGATAGGCCTTAATCCCATTATTACCAAGAGGGTCATTAATTAACCAATTATAATTCTCTAACTCTAATTCTTTGTTATGAAAATCCTCATCAACTTTCCGTAAGTTTTTCCTAATCTCTTTAAGCTTCTGTTTATACTTGGGAGACATGACCTTAAGCTTTTCCTGTTTGAGCTTGGCCAAATCTTCGTCAATAGAAGCAAGGTCATCAGCAATATCATCACAATCAGATTTCAATTTCTTATATCGTTCATCCACGTTCTCTAATTCTTCCAACCTATCTTGGGCTTTTGAGTATTTCTTCTCATATTTTTCAATATCAGAGAACGCATTATATATTGATTTAGCATCTCGTAATGCACGTTTGTAGTTACCTCCTTCTAACTGTATTACTAATTCCTTAATGACCTCTTTGAGAGATACATTGGATATCTTCTTAGCATTATTCAATTTACCCCTGATATCAGAGATTAATTTGTTCTGATTTTTAATCTTAATCTTTATAGAAGCATCTACCTCATCTTTAATCTGTTTTTGTTTTTGTATCAGTAACTTGGTTAGTTTCTCCCTATCTTGCTTCAAGGATTTCCTTTCTTCTCTGTTCTTCTTCTTGAAGGATTTTTCTCTATCTCTCATATCGAAGTAAGCCTCCTTATTAGCCTCTAATTCTTTCTTAAGCATTTGAGACTCATGCTCTACTTCGTTTATTTGAGATATCAAGTTATTTTTATCTTGTAATGCAATGCCTTTAGCAAGGTTTAAGAACTCTAAGTCAAATACTTCTTCGAATATCTTTTTCTTATCAGAATTAGATTCTTGTATGAGTCTTTTTATACCCTGACCAAACATGATTGAGTTCATAAACAGAGTATATGATAAACCTATCTCTCGGTTTATAAAATCTTGTATCTTCCCCTTCCCTTTGATATCAACTATATCCCCATCTTTCATGAAGATAAGTCTGTCTTTACCTTTAGCACCATCCTCAAGTACTTCATCATACTTTTGACATCTAACTATCTTATATGTATGAGAATCTTTCTGAAAATATACTTGTACCTTAGTACCCTTGTAATCTTTAGGCCTTACTTGCTTCCAAGTATTTACCTCAGAAACACCCTTTAGGTTTTTCCCATATATTGCCCATACCAAGGCAGAGAGAATAGTTGAATTATGGGTAACTATAAAATCTCTGGTAATATATAGGCCTTCTGAAGAATCTACTTTAATGCACCTACATACCTTTTTCCCTATATATTCAATATTTCTTATGGTATTTACCATTCTATTTCTCCTGGTAAACTCACCATAGGATTTAGTTTTATATTTCCTTAGAAAAGGGTTAAAGGTTAGTCGTATTGAACACACATATGAAGTAGTATACCTACCATACTTAAACCGGGTACTTTCATTTTTAGTAGATAGGCCTCCAAGGGATCTTACCAAATAGCTAATACCATCTCTTAAGTGCTCACTCTTAGATGAATACGTAGAAACCTTTGAGATTTTCTTTTTGGAACCAACACATCCATCAGTATCTAATAAACCAGCTAATAATAATCTACGATTCTCGATTGATGATTTCAAATATAACTCTGGTATAAACTTATCTTTAGACTTACAACCAATTAATCCTAAATCCTTGAGTTCTTTACCTAAACCATGAATCCTAAAATGTTTAGCCCCTCTTACCTCTGTACCTTCATGAACCAGGTTTGGGTCTGGCAAATATGACCTTAATCTATCAACTATCTCTGGCCAATCCTCTCTATTGGTAGATACTCTAACTGTAAGCCTATTACCGGAAATACAACCATCGCCTAATATAAACCCTAATACGTAGGGGTGTATTGGTAATTTAGTATAATTACCATCAATTGGTACGGTTAATGGAGTTGAGTATCTATACTTGAAAGTACCAGGAGCAGTTTTATTCTCAATCTTATAATCCTTTAGTAAAGTCTCGGTATCTAAGGTTCTTAGTCTGTCTTTAGCTTTACCCGATTTGAATACTGACCATAAATGGTCTCCAGCGCATTCAGTACATGAGCCATCAGAAAAGGTTATTTTGTAAGTATCTAATAGACCTCTATCATAAATACCCAATAGCTTGATAGGTTTACCTGTAACTGGGTTAATTACTTTATCATTAAGAGTTAATTCCCTCATCTTTTTCCAACCATTAGCGGTTAAAACGGGTTCTTCTAAAGGTTGTGCTTTACCTTTCCCATTTGGTGCCTTGATAAGTATGGTACAAGTAGGATTTAATTGTAGGTGTAAGGATTCTATTGAACAAAATCCTTCTGCCTCTAAGTTTAAAAACGTTAACATGATTCAGCCTTTTTAAGTGTTTCAATTAATAGGTTAGTTTTAACCTCGTCTTTAATACCTTTCTCCTTTAGGTATCTCTTTGCTAGAGTTTTCTTAGAAAGTTGCTTAGTAATCTTATGTTTGTTATTAACTGGAGTACTAGATTTCTGAGGAATTACTGTATAATAATTGCCATCGTCTTTAATATCATCTCCATTTTCTACATCAATAAACTTTGGGAATTGTTTTAAGTGTACAAATTGCATACTTAGGTCTGAATATATTTTCCAATACCCCAATTTACAACCTCTATCGGTTCTTCTCTGATGATTAGGTGCACCTATCATATAAACCTTCTTTGATAATCTCTGGGGCTTGTGTATATGCCCACATAATACCAAGTCAAACTTATTAAGGATATTTACATTAAGATTCTCTACCGAATCAACTTCTCTACCATCAGTATCTTTAGCTCCGGGATAATCTGTGTGTAGTAAAAGAATATTCTTATCTTTAAGCTTTAACTTCTTTAGGTATTCAGATAGACCAACATTATTATCTATATATGGTACTCCATATACCGTATAAGCATCTCTATTACCGATTATAGTTTTACTGTAATCCAAGTTTTTTATACCGAATTGCTCTAAGAACCTAATCCATGAAAAAGGTTTGGTACCCATCTTACTCACTTTTTTCATATCATGGTTTCCCGATATAGCATACATATCTATCCTTGATTCCTTTAGTTTAAGTTTACTAAACTCTTCATAGACAATTTCCATAAGTTCTGAATCCATATTTTCTGGCTTTTGGAAGAAATCACCACAAAATAAAGCAGGACACTGATACTTATTACATTGTTCTTTTATAATCGACAAAACCCTGAAACTATTCAGGGTCCTGTGATTGTTTTCATTAAACTTAGCCCATAGGTTTATATGTAAATCCGAAAAGGCTATTGCTATTACTTCTTTTCCCATATCCTATCAATATGATACCATATCTGGTTTAGTCTAGTACAAAAATCGAGATTCTCTACGCATACTGTTGGTATTTCCCAATTTGCAAGTAACTCACTCATAAGAGAAGATATCTGAACTTGAAAGAATCTGTTCATAATCCTCTTATTATTATCTTCCATTGGCCATTCATGGTAAGTACTTAAGTTTAATGGAAGAAATATTGCTAAGTCGCATTGATTTTCCATCAGTTCCTTACATTGACAAAAGAAATGCTCCATTTCACATTCTGGCATATTTCTTGATTGTTTATACCAGAAATAAGCAGCTAAATCTACATAACTTCTATCTGTTACAAAGTTTTCTTTATCCTTGAATAACTTGTTTCTTAGGTTTAACAATTGAAAATCGGATTTATACATTGCTTCGGAACCCAAAGATAATATTTCATTATGAGATACATCCTTAGTAGCAGGCAATAAATCTGACATACTGCCAGATATAAATGATATATTATATTTCTTAGCTACTGCTTGTGCTAAAGTGGTCTTTCCTATACCAGATGGACCTACAAACATAATCCTCTTACTCATGATGTAATGCTTTAAATGGTTTTATAAATTCATTTGTCAAAAATGATGCTAAAGAGTATTCGATACAAAGTTCTTTGAATTTCTCATATTTAAACTTCTTCTTTGACTTGAGGGGTAACTTGTCCAATGGATTATGTCTTACAAACCAGAAAAGGTCAATTAACTGCTCATTCCTTTTCCATATTTGAAGATATTCTTTGTTCTTACTCTGGGCAATGAACTTCTCTATTCTACCCTCATCAAGGATTTTCCTTGCTTTTACTGGGCCTATACCCGGGAACCCTGGTATATCATCGGAAGTATCTCCAACCATTGCAAGGTACTCTACCGTTTCATGAGAATGATAACCGAATAATTCTTTGCAGTTATCCATTCTTATCATCTCATCTTTTCTGGGATTATATATCCTCAGGTTATTTGATAGCAACTGGTTAAAGTCTTTATCCGATGATATAAGTATCATTTTCTCGGATTGGAATTTTTTAATTGCAAGGTATGCTAAGAAGTCATCTCCTTCATATACTGTAGATTTCTTTTTATCGAAGATATAATTAATTCTTAGCATACCCAGCATTTTCATTATAATTGCCTTTTGCTTTTGCAATGATTCGTAATCTATTGATATATTTTTTCTATGTCCCTTGTAATTGGGCAATAACTTCGTCCTTACTGGTGAATGACCATTATCGAATGAAATATAAACCTCATCCGGTTCGAACCTTGTAAGATACATATGTAGAGATTTGAAAAATCCGAATATTGCCCCACTCGGTTTGCCATCGGTAGATTTAAGTTTTTCAAATTTGTGAAAACTTTGGTGTAAAATATTTTCGCCGTCAACTAATAATATTAATTTTTTATTTTTCATATTTATTTTTATATTTAATATAATAATCTGATATTAGTTGATGTCCCAGCCCGGTTATCTCTGATACCTCTTTTCTAGTAAACCCTATACCTATCAACTTAGGTATATATGACCTTTGAATCTCTGTACCTTTGATACATTTACCTTTTAATTTGTTTACCATCCTCCCATCCCTAGAAGCTTGAGACATATTGTCTTTTTGTGTACCCCAATAAAGGTTCTTAACTGAATTATTAGTAGGTACATTATCTTTATGGCAAACATAGGGTAAATTTTCGGGATTAGGTATATAAACTAAAGCCACTAATCTGTGTAATAACCATTTTGTAGTACCTATACCTGGTTGAGATAATCCTACTATATACCTCCCATTCTTATTTAGATGAGGTTGTTTTAAGTGATATCGTTTACTTAATATACCCTTACCATTAACATCCCACCTTGAATATATTTTACCTCTCTTAGAGATGTGGTATCCTGGATATCCTGGGATATTATCATGAAGTATTTTATTCTGATACTTACCTTCTCCATGAGTATAGATTGGAGAAGTCCAAGACAGACTACCTATCTTATTCTTGGACCTTGTAAATTGTGTTTTCTTACTCATACTCTAAAATCGAATTCATAAAGTGAAACTTCTTGAATCTTTTCGTCACCAAGATAGATATCAAGATAATTCTCAGCAGAACTATAAGCATCTAAGTATCTAACTCTTGGTTCAATTCTCAAATTCTTTTTAAGGTATTCTTTAATTACTTTCTCTATACCCTCTACCTCCTTTTTATTCATCTTCTACCTCCTCTTCGTCTTCCGATTCGTTAAATGATTCATATTCTACCCCATCTACTGGATATAAATTAGTAGTCAATGCTACTATCTTCTTTCTAGTTGTACCGATAGTATTTATCTCGGCCTTCTTTAATAATTTACGACGAAGTTCATCATCCTCTTCCAAAAGCTTTTGGAATTTCTCTTCCCCTCTTGCAAGAGTTTTTCCTTTGAACTTATATACTCCACCTGAAGATTTTTCTATGATATCATTTTCTACCAATACATCCTCAAGAGCATAGCATCTATCAAAACCTACTTCATGGAACTTAGGATTGAAGTAAACCGGGCACTTACTGATTGTAGGTCTTGGAGGAGCAACCTTATTTTTAATAAGTCGGATTGTGACCAATTTACCAGCTTTCCGTTCTTTACCTTTCTGTTTAACAGTGATAGACCTGCCTGAGTAAAAGGCAGCTCTGATTGAAGCGTAGAACTTAAGTGCTGCACCTCCTGTAGTAGTTGTGTTATCTTTTCCGAATCCGACATTTAAAGCAGTTCTTAATTGGTTAATGTAAATCTGTGTAACTCCTAATCTATAGAATAATTCACTTCTGATACGGAAGTATTTGTAAAGAGCTTTTGCTCTACCTCCCATTTCAGCCTTACCCTCTACCATTTTAGAATCTATGTTATCTGCACAATCCATAGCAGCAATAGAATCTATCACTAAGAGAATCGGTTCATTATTAGTTAATTGAGAACGAAGATAGATTGCTAAGTCTGCTACAGCATCAGAAATATATTCTATACGAGTATCATTTAATACTGTAACTCTTTCTGGGTCTACTCCATTAATTTCTGCCCAAGAGTTCATCCAAGATTGTTCGGCATCTACCCATATGACATGTCCTCCGAGTTGTTGACAAGTATATGCAAAGTTATAGGCAATAAGAGATTTACCAGATGATTCTTCTCCAGCTACTTCTAAAATTTTACCGAATGGTATACCACCACCAAAGGTATAGTTGAGAGCAAAGAAGGTTGATGGCAACCATAGATTTGATTCTACGGTTTCTGAAGCCAATCTCATCATGCCCCCATATTTCTTTAATATCTCATTTTTTGTTGGTACCTTTAAACCCACTTTCGATTTCTTTGCCATAATGTAATGTATTTAAACTAAAGAAGGTGATAACCGAACGAATCTAATTATCACCTTCGAATGAAACCATATTATTACTAACCCTTAAATATCCGATTTGTATTTTCTTTTCTTTTTCTTGGGTTCATCGTCTTCCATGTAATGGTCTTTGTGAACTCCCTTTTTCTTTTTCTTCTTTGGATTATCGTCCTCATCATCACCGTGGTCTTCATTTAGATACTGTGAAAGTAAATCTTCCAACTCATCATAGGATTTGATTTGAGAACGAACTATACCCTCAAGGTCAATTGTACCTTGGTATTTCTTGTCCAACTTAGTTGGTTTGCAAGCACGAACAGAATAAGTGGTGTCTAGTTTACCAGACCCTGAACGTATTATCTTAATATCATAACCAGTTTTTGGGTCGGTCATATCACCTGCCTCATCTTCATCAAGGTATAGGTCAATGATATCCTGGTATACTGAGCGAGGAACTAAAACTCCCTTATCTTTGCCTTCGTAATCTACCTTACTACCCTTTTCATCTGAATAGATTATACCACCAATAACATATCTTCTTCTTGGTACCAGATTCTTGGCAAGTTCCTTGTCGTCTTCATCCTTAGAGTTTTTCAATTCTTGATACTTCTCCATAAATGGGCAAGGTTCATCAAAAGTAGCCGGAGATATAACTCCTCCCAAATTGACTCCCAGGTAGAATTGAATAATTTCGATACCCAATTCTTGGTCATCACCAGGAGACTTAATTCTCATTCTCAGAGTTCCTTTTTTTGGATATACTAACCCACTACCATTTCCCTTAGATTCTAGCTGTTTCTTTCTAGCTAGCATCTTTTCTTTTGTAGAAAGTCCCTCCGATGAAACTTTCTTTTTCTTCTTATCTTCTATCATAATGATTAATTTTGATTGTTCGGTTCTGAATAGACTACCTCATTCATACTCAATACGGTAAGAACGTTTTTCTCTAAGATCTTTTGAAGAGCAGGAGATAATTTATCTGTTTCGAATTCAAGTTCTTTACCCGCATACAAACCATAGGTAACTATTCTACCTACAGCAACCAATTCTCGGTAGGTTTTGTATTCTTCGGTAATTTCCCCACTCTTTACTACAACCCCTTTACGAGGAACTCCCTCTTTTACTTGTTCAGGGATAATCAAACCGGATTTAGTTTGATTTACCTCCTTTGGAGATAAAATAAGTACCCGGTTTTCTGTTGGGCATCCAGGTAATTCTTGATTAAATTTCTCAGCTACAAGAGGTGAGATAAATGTCATTGAATAATTCATATTCTAATACTGTTTTTAAAAGTTAGTAATTGTTTATAGTTCAATGGGTTAACCCTTTCTTAGATTCGCATTAATAGTTCTTAGTATATTCTCCCGACTCTCATAGGCTTTACATATAGTTATGAACTTATTTGCTTTTTCTACAGCTTTCAAATACCTTTCATTGATAGAAGAGTATTTCTTGTTAAGGTTTGCCTTATGAGATACGTATTCATTATTCCATCTCTCATTAGCATCCTTATAATATAACCAGGCATTCGAATAAGCTTCTTCTTTTTCCCTTGCTAGAGCATCTCTTTCTTTTATATACTTATCTCTCAGGGAAGCAAGTACATAATAACTAGAAGGAGATTCTCGTAGCTGAGAATTGATGATATTCTCATTGATAGATAATTCCTTTTGAATATCAATCTCAATAAGTTTACCTTCAAATTTAACCTTTAGTTTTTTCAGTTCCGTCTTCATAAACTTCTAATAGGTTTTTAAAGTCTTCTTTACTAAATTCCCCTTTGCTTATTGCTTTAGTTACTTGAGCAAAAGCCATTTGATAAGAGAGTTTCATACCTGGCAAATTAAGAAGAGATTTATAGATGCTTATCTTATCTACCAAAGCCATTAATCTTAAGTCGCATAAGTTATCAGTACCACCTCTATCGAGTAAGGCTAAAAATGCAGCCCAATAAATATGGGTAGCATCTTCATAAGCAAGTTTACCATCCTCATCTGTAGCCATTACTTTAAAAGCCAATCCCTCTAAAGTAGTAAGATTAGTTTGTACTTGAGATAACTGGGTCTTTAATCGGTTAAGTAACATCTTTTCTTGTCCACTCAACCTTAGATTAACCCCATCTAAATACTTAAGTAAATTTTCGATAGAATAACCTAAACACCCTGCAACCATATAAGTAAGGGCAGTTAGCTTACTTGCATTATCAATCTCTTTCTGTGTTGCCATAATCTCATAAATTTATATTATTTATGTAGACATAGTATCCTCTCTTTTTACTTCTGTAGTGGATTTAGCATTGTCTTTATGATAAAGGTACCGATTGCAACCAGGACATTTAACCAATTTACAATCTGCAAAAGTATGTGAATCCACTTCTGAATAATCATATTCGAATTCACAATCACAATAAGGGCATTTAGCTCTCCATACCGTGGGTCCGTTCAAAATCTTTTTCATATTGCTTCATTTGTTTGTTAAAACGTTTCTTATACTCTGAAATAGGTATGTGTTTATATTTCTTATGTTCTTCCATATATTCTTCTACTGAGAAATCAGGTTCTAACATTTTCTTATAGTCATAACCCGGAATAAAAGGTAACTCTTCTGCCATTGACCTACCAATAACAAACTCCATGTCCATTGTGACATCATCTATCTGAAAGCCGAAGTATGGCTTAGTTAATGGGTTCCTATAAATTTGCCACATCTCATATATACTCCAAATATTAATATTCTCTGGTTTAGTAATCTGATAATTAGCATCATGTACCAAACATACAGACTTAGTAGAGGGTAATTTACCTTGTCTCATTAAGTAGTATATGAGAATACTTCCAAATAAACACATATCAGATGCTGCTGATTGACATGGGAAATTTAATGCTAATCTCAAAGCATAAGCTTCTTCTCCCTTATCATTTGAATATATTTGGGGTAATCTTCTTTTCCTCCCAAATAATGATACCAGATGCCCATTCTTTCTAAGGAATTTCTCTTGTTTCTTCAAGAAGGTCTTCAACTTGGGGTGTTGACCAAAGAATATGTCCATTTCCTTTTGGGCTTCTTCTGGTGTAACTATAATACCAGATTTTGGGTCAGATAGTTTTACTGCTAGTAATTTTGCACCAATTCCATAAATAAGTCCAAAAGCAATTTGTTTAGCTTGTTTTCTTCTCACCTTCCATATCTTATGTTCTGGATGATTTTCATCCTCATATATCTTAAGAGCTTCTTCATAGGGTATATGATATTTAGTAGCAGCAATTGCTAAGTGAGGGTCCTGACCAGAATTAAAAGCATTAAGATAAGTTTCATCTCCAGATAGATGAGCCATAATTCTTAATTCTGCCTGGCTAAAATCACTAGCAATATATAAGGTTCCTTTAGGAGCTTTTAATTGTAATTTAATATTGGGGTCTACGGATGTCTTGGGAATTTGTTGAGCATTAGGTTCTGCAGAGGATAATCTTCCACTTGTAGTCCCATGAATAAGAAATCTTCCATGTAATCTATCATCATCTTGAACTTTTTCATTCCAACCCTCTATATAGGTTTTATACATCTTCTCTAAACCTCGTAATTCAAGAAGCCTATCAAGGAAAATTGCCTTAGGTGAATCTGGTTTTTTAACGGTTAACCTTAGATTAGTAAGAGTCTCTTCATCTGTACTTGGTTTACCGGATTCATTATTCTTAATTACCTCAAAATGAAAACCTTCTTCCGAATACATCAATGCAGGTAAATCAACTGAACTACCCAAATTAATAGGTCTTATCAATTCTTGTTCCTTTTTAGTTGTGAATATACCAGCCTTGATATTTGAGATTTTCTGTTCCCTTGATACAATCTTTCGTTTATCTTTTGAATCATTATAATCTAGCTCCTCAAGTTCAGCTTCGATAGATTGAATATATTTATCAATCTTTTCTTGGTTATACTTCTTTTCGAATTTCTTTACTCTTGGCAAATCATATATAGCTTGTCTAGCCGCATCTATTTTTGGTTTATATGTTTCCAGTAGTTGATTATTGAACTCTCTATCTAGATACAAACCATTCTTCTCTACTGAAGTGAGTACCCTTGATGCAGACATAATTAAATTCCTGAAGGTACTGTACAAACCGAGGTCAATCAACTTCTTTTCAAAGAATATCATTAACCTAAGAGTATAATCCGTATCTTGACATCCATAATGACAAAGTGGGTCTAACTCTTTTTTATCCCAAGGTATTTTATCGAAAGCATCTTGCTTCTCATAATTACCATACTCTGGTAAATACCTTCTTACCATTGATTTTAAATCATTAGGTTTTTCCTCGTTTAGTAGATATTTTGCAAGCATACCATCTAAACAAGTACCTCTATAGAATATTTGATATTTCTGGTTTATCTGGTCATCAAATTTCCAGTTCCATGCAACCTTGGTTATCTCATAATTCTCAATTACCTCTTCCCCAAATTTCCTTAGCATCTTTTTCCAATTCCAACCGGGTGAAGTATAATCTTTTGTTTCGAAATGGTCTAAAGGAATGGAAGCACCAAACCCTGGCATCCAGGATACTGAGAGTATAGTTGGCTTAAAACCCTTATTATATATAGGTTCTGCATTTGTTTCATAATCACAGCAAGCATAACCAGTTGATTTACAACAGGCAATGAGTTTCTTTAACTCTCTTTTGTTTCTTATTATGTGATATCTTGTTTCCATTATCTAATTCCTTTCAATACCTGATGAATAAAGTACCTAGAATATCCATACTTAAGAGATATTTTCTTTATACTAAGACCCTTTTCTTTATGGTCTATCATTATTAAATTCCTTTCTTTATCAGAAAAAGTATGTATATAATTAGAACCCCTAAAACCTAACTCATAGTTATGTTTCAAATTTTCTGACCTTGGAACTGCTCTTAGATTAGATACTCGATTATCAGTTTTTATACCATTTATATGGTCAATATCATACCCATTTGGTATATTACCAATCCAAGCTTCATATACTAACCTATGTATATAAAACCTCTTTCTAAACAAAGTACATTGTAAATACCCATTAGAAGTTAATGATACCAACCTCTTTCTCCAAGTATTAGAAATCACAGTAGTAGTACCTTTCCTACCATGGCCTTTCCCTTTAACTCCTACCCTTTTAAGAGAAGTAAAAAGGGTACCCCTTTTAGATATATAATATCCAGGGTACCCTTTTATATTTGAATATTTAGTATTCATCTTTCAAATCCTCTAAATTACAAGATAAGAAATGCCAATCTTTTTTGTATATATGCAATGAATCTATGGTATGATATAGATAACCAGGCTTTACACCTACTTCTTGAGCTACGTATTCCATTAATCTCCAAGCTAAATAAATATCATTACCGAAATGTTGGGCAAAGTCCGAACTTCTTTGGTGATAACAAATATGTAATACCTTCTCTCCTTTACCATTCTGACGGATAAGAAAGTCATAATACATAGAGCAGGGTATACGTCTACTACCATCATACCAATCGGTATCTAATCCGTCCATATCACCATTGAATATTGGTAATACTGCTTTACGAGTGTCATTATCGTCATTCAGTAATCTTATCAATGGTTTAATAACATGGATGATTCTCTCATTATAGGTATAATCAAATTTACCATTTACCAAGAACTGTTCCCATAAATCTTTTCTTAATTCCCAAGCTTTACCTGGATTAATTATATCAGAGGTATCAATTCTTTCTTTAAACTCGGCATCTGCCCATTCCTTTGAATGAGAGAATATGAATAACCATACTGGGTCTCCAAGTGAAGTTAAACAATATTGTTGGCAAATGAGTTCTTTAGTAATAAAATTCTCATTACCTTCAATGACTTTATTTTGATAGGTCTTTGGTTTTACAAGTTGACCATAACTGTTGAGTTCTCTACCCATTTCGGACATTAACTCAAAACTGTTAGAATATATCCTCATATTATATAAATATTTAACTGTATGACATTGTAGAATTAACCCAGGTCATATGCCAGTAGCGAAATACAAAATTATCAAAATCCTCTACCTCTTTCATTAACAAGGGTATATCTGGTTCTCCCCCGTTCTTTTTAATCTCAAAAACTTGGTAATAGAATTTGTTTACTAATCCTATCCGCTTCTGATTTAAAAATTCCTTAGCTTCCATTGTTCTTTTGTTTTAAAAGTTTCTTTTTATAGGCTTTACGTTGAGAGTAAGAGATTACATTCTCAGGATATTCTATATCCTCGTATTCAAGAAGTAATTCTTTTGCTTTCATTGATTTATATGTTTCCTCATATAAATCTGGTCGAAGCACTTTAAAACTTCTAAAGAATACCTTGAATGAAGAGAATTCCTTCTCTGTGCCCTTTTGGAATTTTTTCCATATCTCTTTTATCCTCTTATTCCATGAATTCTCCTCTGCTCCTTTAAGTATCTTCTTCAAAGGTTTATGGGTATGATACATTAGAAGCGTCTCCACATTTCCGTACATTTGAGTCGCAAATAGGTTGATTTGTACTGACTGGTCCGGCCCATATACGTACTCTGACATTCGTTGAATTAATAGGAAATCGAATATTAACCTCTTGGTAATCTCCGAAGCCCGAACTACCATTGTAATAACTGGGATGTCTTCCCCGAATCGTTTTGAAAAAGTCGCAGCTATTAGACATTGTTTACCATTATCATGATGATTATTGAACATATAAGTTATATTGTAATTCTGATTGTACTTATTTCTCAGTACTCTCAGTTTACTACGCAACAAGTCAAGCTTATTAAAATCTATGTAGTTATTCAATAAGCTAGTCCACTTAGTTTCTTTGTAATTGAAACATCTTCCATAATCAAATTCTGGGTCTACCCAGGCCTTGCGTATCTTTATGAATACATTATACACTACTGCTACCCCACTATTGGCAATAGCCCCCTTTGCAAATAAAGCAGGCTCTAATCTTAGGAATCCCTCATTGAGTTTTTCCCATGCTTCTTGTGAGGTAGCAAATTCTAACGAATGGAGGGACTCCTCCGGATTAAGTTGAAGTCCCTCTAATTTATGGTTCCATCCTGACATGTTAATAATTAGTTTGTTGCCTCCATCTATTGAGACGCTGTTTTTTAAAGAATAAACTGAATAACCCTTGGTCTGTGAACCCATTCAATGCAAGGAATCCCATATATAGGTAGAAAGCTTTTACCAGTGATTCCTGGAAGTCTATCTCTTTAGTCATTACTTGGGTTTGTTTCCAAGGTCTAGACTTAAGGAAATTCCTTGCCTTGTTCAATTCATATATCACTTCCCATAAGTATAACTTCTCTGCCTCATGTGATAATGCGTTCATCTTATGAAAACCGGGGATGTAAGAGATGATTTGTTCCCATTTACCATCTTCATCAAAAAAATCCTCTTCACAAATAATATCGAATTTCAATAAATTCTGGTAGTCGGAATATTTTACCACTAACTCTTTAACACCCATAGCCATCACATCAAATAAGTTCTTTGCCTTATTATAGCTAAGAATATCTTCAGGAAGTATATTTGAATATACTAGAAGAGTAAAGAAAAAGCCTAAAGCATCTGCTTGTTCTTCATTTGCATTAGCAAGAGAATTCAATATCAATTGACATTCATTTTCATTGAACATCTCGATATTCCAACCATTCTTCTGACATAATTCAAATACTTCTTCGGTAGATTCAAAACCCTCGGTAAGTTCTTCAATTACCCTACCTATAAAGTCCTTAAGTATTACCTGGTTCTTTGCATTATTGATATCAAATGGGTAATCAGGTAACTGTTCTATTTGCCTATATCCCTGCAATTGTTCTAACCCCAATTCATACATCTTTAATAGTACCTCATTAGTTTCTACTTTAGGTACTGGTTCACTTATATTCCTTATATCCAAAACGTTAAATTTTATAATGTTTACCATTTAGGTAATTACCAACTGTGAACTTACTAATATTTAATCTCTTAGCTATATACTTATTGGTATTACCTTTTAATTTCAGTCTCTTTAATCTTCGAATACGTCGTACTGTTAAGGAAGTATGTGGAGCAAATAAACCTTTTCTACTTACTCCATACATAGGATTATCTTTACCCTTTAATTTAAGTCTACCCTTATTAATTGCATCATGTACATTATCCTTTTGAGTTCCCCATTTAAGGTTACTTACTTGGTTATTCTTAGGATTATCGTCCAAGTGCATCACTACTGGTAAATGATTAGGGTTAGGTATATAAGCTTCTGCTACTAATCTATGTATCTTTACGTTCTTAGAAATTTTATTACTTCTAATTTTAGTACGTTCGTACCTTTTATGAAAGAAAGTTTTTACTGGATGTCCTTTATTATAAAGTTTACCTTCCCGAGTAATGTGATATCCCGGGAACCCTAATATATTGTCTTCCATAATTAGTGATTTTGAGATGAACCAAATCCCTTATCTCCTCTACTTCCCCACATTTGAGACTCAGTATAGAATTCCTCTTGTTGAATCTCTTCTGGTTCAGTAATATAGATAGGTACATGAATAAATTGTACCAGCTTCTGGCCAGCCTCAATAACCTGGGCTTCTTGAGAAGTGTTGTATACTCCAATGTGTATCTCTCCAACATAGGGAGAATCCACTATCTCGGCAGTAAAGATTAATCCTTTCTTAGTAGCTATACCAGATTTGTTTGCTGCCATTAGCATAGATGCAGGCGGTTCTAACAAACCTTTGATACCTGATGGGATAAGTATACGATGACCTGGTTTTAAAGCTATATGCCTTACGAATGATTCACTAAAGGGTATATCCAAATCATATCCTCCTGAATCAAATTCATTCTTAGAGTGGATATCCTCTGAAGTCAAGTTGGTTGGTACATAAAAATCTAACCCAGCATCATTTGGGTTTGCTCTGTTGGGAGATACTACCTCCCTTACTTTGATAAATCTAAATCTGTTCATAATATATTACATTTACGTAAAAGTTGTCCAAAGGTTAATTTCTCGGGTCTAGAAACATGTACTCCCAATGAATTACACATTCTGATTACATCGGTAGAACCTTCCATACAAAGGTTAGCAAGTACATCTTCTTGCTTTACAAAATAGTTTGGGTTGTTAAGGTATACCTTGAACATAGCCCATATCATCTCTATTGGTTTCATTATTTAGTACACTCTTTATAAAGTTCTCTAATACGTTTTCTGGGTACTTCGAATTTCTCAACAGTTTTGGTAATAACTTCTTTTTTGTCTTTCCCTTTCCGAATCAAGCCTCGGATGTATTTCTTGATACCAACCGTATCTTCTAATACATCCAAATCCTTGTA